ATTTTGTACACTAAATGTACGAAACCGGTAAATACTGAAACTACAGAGGAAGCCAACAAGTGTTATCATCATCGTGACAGATCGTTAGATGATCTTTATCAAAAAATGTATCAAAAAGGCTTTGTAATTAAAGAGACTAACAAAGATAGTGCCGAGAAGATTATGAATATGAAAGGATTTCCTACAAAATCAGAACTTCAAGAATTATTTAAAAATTCACCCAATGCGATTAAGTCGGGTAAATCACTTAAAGATAGATTGAAGTCAGGTGAATTGAAACCCAGTAAGATTACAAGCAAAGAATTTAATACTCAAATTAAATCAAATTCAAAAGATAGACCTACAAAATTGAAACAAAAAACAATCGAGTCAAATGAGTCAAATGAACCACAAACTTCAATCTCCATTTTAGATGAACACATTGGTGAAACGTATGGAGAATTGGATGATGAAGTAGAAATTAAAACCATTAAACTGGACAATAATTTTCCAAATAAAGAAATTTCATATTGGTTGGATTACAATACAATGAAAGTATATCTAGAAACAACAGAAACTATAAAAGGAGAAATAAAAGAATCATATAGTTATAGAGGTATAGCAATTCAAGTTGAAAAAGGACAATCATATTCATTTAGTGTAACTGTCAATATTCCGAGTCTAGATGGACATTATGCTGTTGTTAAAGGTATTAAAAAAGAAAATAAACGTTATTGGAAAGATGTATTTACTAAAAAGATTTATTCTAGAAAAGAAGGAAGGTTAGTTCAATATGTCAAAAGAAAAAATAGTCAAAACAATATTAACTAAAAGTTAACTAAATTTTCAAATGCGATACATCTATAAATTTAACAGTTAATATTAAATTATTAATTCAAAAATTATAATTAAAAAATCAATCACAAATATATGGGCGACAAAACAACCAATACAAAATTGTAAAAACAGAATGTGTGAAATAATCTAATAAACGGCTTAACTAAGTCATAAAATCTATAGAAATTAAAATTCAATGGTGCTCTGAATAAAATTAACTTTGATACACGGCATAAGTTTTTACAGAATGAAGCCATTACTTCAGGGTCTAAATCAGAATATTCTTTAAAAATATACAAAGGTCCTCCCCATGGTGGGTCGAAAAAGACAACATCTTGGTTTATTTTGAGTACTACATTTTTAAAATCATTATGATAGAATGTCACTTTGTCTTTTAGACCATAAACATCTAAGTTATGAACTAACATATCAAAATGAGTTTTGTTAATTTCAATAGAGTTAATATGAAAAAAGAACTGAGCGAATGAAATTGTATTGCCACCGACTGCTGCTGTGGCGTCCGTCACAGTTATTGTAGGATAATTTATGAAATATGAAGCAATAATTTTGGAAATAATTTCAGCGTATTGTGGTGTACAAATTGAATATTTGGCTATATTGGTCAGTTTTAGTTTATTTAAATCAACACCAGGTTTTGTAGGAAATAGTCGATCTTTCCTAATTTTTTTATCGTCTGAAATTTCAAAGATATCTTTATATTCACTACTTTCAATGTTTTTCCATATTTTTTCGAAGAACTTAATTTCATCTATATGCTGATAGAAAATCTCGTAATTTTTCTTATTCAATCTATTGGATTTACTACGAATAATATTTTCTTTTCTGGGTTTACAAAAGTTAATAACTGATTTAAGTGATTCATGTCCTACAATTTGATACCATTCAAATTTGCTATTATTTCTAATCCATTCATTTGAACTATTATTAATCATTGTGTATGGTGTTTTAGAGGACACGATATTATTATTTGTATTATGTGTATTATTTCTCACAAAATTAGGTTCAATTTCATTAGCTACCACATTAGTTACTGCATTATTAATTAAATCTTTCTTTAGTTTATCATCAACTAAGATTTCAGTACTAATTTCAATCTGAATTCCCATTCTTGTATCTGATAAATTTTTCTCGAATTCGTTTTTGATTTCGTTCTCATTTTTTACTTCTCTTTTATTTGATATATTTTCCTCTATAATATTTTTGTTTAAAATATTTTTAACCATATCTGCGTATAATATTTTATTTGGCATTTTTTCATAACGATTTAAATACCGACTACTGTTTTCTATACTTAATTTAGATCCATTTTCCATTGAAAATCAGTTTTATTCTTTAATGAAATTGACGTGTAATTGTATCTATTTATCTACATAGTTGATATATATTATTTTTATATATGAACCTTATAATAAATCTTGTGTGACTACCATAATTTAAGTATTTTAATGAAATATGGACTTAAAAATATGCAACTTTAATGACTAACGATATCGTGTGATTTAAATATTTTCCGTAGATTTTTATTTAAATGTCTACAAAATTAATTGAATTACCGCTTCCACCGTCAGGAAGAATTGAACATATTTATCATGTTTCTGATGTACATATTCGCACTGGTGATAATGACAAATCTCGATCCAGTGAATATCTTCAAGTTTTTCAAAATTTGTCAAAAAAACTCAAATCTAAAAAATTTGAGAAATACAATGATTCCGCAGTGATTGTAATCACTGGTGATATTTTTCATCATAAATGTAAAATCGAGGCTTCTGGGCTTTACCTTTTTAATTTTTTAATGACCAAATTAGCAGAAATTGCACCTGTTTATGTTATTCAAGGTAATCATGATTATCGTCAAGATCAACATGATATGCCTGATATGTTAACTGCTGCTCTTGAGGGTAATATAAATCCTAACATATGCTATCTTCATAATTCGGGTTATTACGTGGCTAATAATATTGGATTTGGATTAATTAGTGTTAAAGAAACATTAGTTGAGGGTGGAACATCAGGGAAAATAGAAACATTACCACAATTTCCAGATCCATCTAAATTTCCTTTAAGTGTCAAAACTAAAATAGCTCTCTTTCATGGAACGGTTAGAAATGCCACACTTCAAAATTATACTAAATCAAATGAAGAAGCTGATTATCCATTGGAATGGTTCAATGGATATGATGCATGTATGTTGGGTGATATTCATCTTCAACAAGTCAATAATGCAATATTTAATGCCAAAACCAAATCGTATAAACCACTAACTTCTAATATGAAATCGCCTTTGTGGGCTTATGCTGGTAGTTTAATTCAACAAAATTTTGGTGAAACGCTTTATGGACATGGATTTTTACATTGGAAATTCAATTCTAAATCATCCAATTATGAGATTCAGCAACATCATATTGAAAATCCGTATGGATTTGTAACAGTCATTAATGAAAAAGGTAAATGGTATTGGATTGAAAAAGGTAAAACCCTATTGAAAGATCTTTTGCCATCAATCACTACAAACAATAAAACCAATAAAAAATCAAAATATAAATACCCCCCTTTTCCAACTAATATTTATCTTAGATTAACAGGTAAATATGTGGATATTACATCACTTCACAAACTTTTTCAAAAATATGGGATCACATACACAATATCCAACACACTATACAGTCTTCAAAATAAAACAATAATATCTCCAAAACAAAATCCAGATTGTATATCTGTACCAGATATATCATCATCGTCAATTAATTATCTTGACATCCATTCATTCAATAATAAAGACACGTGGATTAAATATATTGAAGAGAATATTGGTGATAAAAAATTAAAAATTTCAAATGAATGGAAAAAATGGTTCAAATCGTATGATGAACTTAAAATTCCTATAAAGAACTTACCGATTCCCGAATATGTTAAAAAAATGGCAGAGGGAAGAAACGATAAAATACAAAAAGAGATTGAATTAATGAGAGAAACAATTTCAGAACAACATAAAATTAATGATGTACTTGGCTTGGAATATATGGAATGGCAATGGGTTCTTTGCTTTAGAGACAATTGTTATTATGATTTTAAACATATGGATGGTAACATCGCTATTCTCAATGCTGAAAATGGTCATGGTAAATCAAGTTTTGTTGAAACAATTTGTTTAGCATTATTTGGTGACAGTATGCCTTCACGATCTAATAAGAATCATTCATCTTCTATCATTTGTCGTCAAAAACCAACAGGTGCGAGTTCACAAATTATACTCAAATTTCATATTGGTAAAGAGTCTTATCTTATTCAACGCATTTTTGTTGAGAACGCAAACGATCGCAATAGACTCACAAAAAGCGTAGCGATTTATCAAAAAAACAAATCCGAATCCAAATCCGAAACTCCAATTACACCTGAATGGCTACTTCTTCACAATGGTAACACAGCAGTTGATGCGTGGATTAAAACTAAAATTGGGAATCTTGATTCTTTTCTGATGTCATGTATGTTGACTCAAAATTCTGATAATGATTTTTTCAATATGAAACCTCATGAACAAACTGATTTCTTTGATCAAGCACTTAATTTAAATTCGGTAAATCGTTTAGCTAATATGATGAAACAAGCCAAATTGGCATATGATTTTATAATTGGACACCTGCATACAGTTAATGAGACAAATGGTAAAAATCTTCCAGAGATTGATATTAAACAATTCAGACAGATTAAAGATGAATACAAAGAAATTAAACTACAGAAAAAGAAACTCGAAAAGAAAACAAGTAATATTAGAGAAGTTTGGTATGATTTTGAAGAACAAGAATTGTCGATGAAGGAAGAATATATTAAAAAAGAAATAAATAAAATGAAAAAACAAATAGAAATAGAGAGGGGATCATTCGCTTCGCTCTCTCAATTCGATCAAGATCAACTTTTAGAAAGAAAAGGATTTTTAAAGTCCAAACTCAATCAAATTGAAGATCCATTGGATGATATGGATAACGATAATGATATTGTCACAATCACTAATAATTCTACAAGTATTACGACGGAATACCACAATAAATCAGTCAAGGAATTGGAATCAATTCTTGTTGATTTAAACTCTAACCCCATTGAAATGCCTGCTAGCACAGAGAAAGAGATAGAATCTGAAGCATGGCAAATCAAAAAATGGAATGAAAAATGGCAAGGATATGACTTTGATGATAAGAATACATTAAAAATAATCAAAAAAACTAAAAAAGAAAATGAAAAACACTATGAATATCTTAATAAAATTAAATCTGATCTTCAAAATTTAATGAAACCATTAAATATTCCTCAACCTGGTAATCCAAAATCAACTGACTCATCTAAAATGAACAAGAAATATAGAAAAATAATAAACGAAATAAATTCCAAATACTCTTCAACTAATAATTTTGAAGATATTATACAAAAAAACCCATTAAAACATAATATTATGACAAATAATATGATTAATCAAGTTGAAGAACGTCTCATTTCGGAAATTAAAAAGATGGGACAGACATGTTATGTTTTATTTACATTGAGAAACAATAAAAATAAATATCAAGATTTATTAAATTCTATAAAAGTTCGTCATGGATACTATGAATCGGAGTCCAAATCACTCAATAATAAAATAGAACTTCTAAAATCAGAGATTAAAAAAATGGATAATGAGATAGAAACAAAAAAATCAGAGTTATCTCTTCTGAAAAAGAACCAGCACCATCAAAAAAATATTAATCCAATCACTCCTGTTGATTATGATCCTTATATTGTAAATATTACATCAACAATTAACAAAGAACCAGAATCAATCACTTTGTTTATTTCTATGGCTGACAAACTTCAAAAATTTCATACTAAGGCTCTAAAAAATTTTAAAGGAACAATAAAAGAACATGAACTTGAAAAAGAAATACATGAACTGACAGATGAAAATGTTGCATTACGCAAAGAGATTTTACCATTGCAACATAAAATAGATAAATTACCTCGTCAGTACATATCTGAAATACAGAAATTCAGTGAATATCAGAGTTATACACAACATATAACTGAATGGAATAAACGTGTAGAAGAGATTAAAATTCTACGTAAAGATGCAAATATGAATGAATCATTATATGAAATGCATCAACTTCATAATTCATATGTTGAGTGCAAACACGAACTACAGGAACATCAGAAGAATGAAATTTATCAGAAATGGGAATCAGATATTGACAAACTTAAACAAACAATTGAAATATTAGAAGTTAAAATAGACAAAAATGAATCTTTAATTGGTAAATATGAATTATGGAAGGAAGAAGCAGATGAATGGCTTTTACGTATTGCAAAACATAAAAAAAATAAACAATTACTTCAAGAATGGTTACCTTGGCATGATAAAATTAATACGATACAAGAATGTATTTATAGGAAACAATTAAATGAAATTGAGAATCAGCTTTCTCATTTTAGTCGTCTAGATGAAATAAATAATTCTATTGCAAGGCTTAAAAAAATACTGGAAGTTAAACCATTATGGGAAAAGAAAAATAAATATCAGAAACAACTCAAAAAAATAGCTATATCTTTAGATGAAAAGACATTAGAATATAATCAACTTAAACTCTACCAAGATGAATCTGAAGCTTCGCTTGAAGCCATTTCAAAATTAAACAAAATCATTAATAAATTTGTTAACAAACGTGATTTGATTGTTCATATTGCTGAATTATTTGAGAATTATCGTCAATGGATTTATTCACAAAAAATTTTGCCATATATTACACATAATATTAATAATATTATTTCACATGTAACATCGACTGGTCTTAAATTATCAGGTAAAATGACCGAAAGTAAACGTTTTACATGGATAATTTCAGATGGTGCAAATCAAATAATTATTGAAAAAGCAAGTGGATTTCAAAAATTCATTATTGGATTAGCTATGCGTATTTGTATGTCATCTATTGGTGCGTCATCTATTAAGTGTCGTCAACTCTTTATTGATGAAGGTTTTACAGCATGTGATTCAAAACATTTAAGAATGGTGCCGCAATTTATGAATGGTTTACTTGGAACTTATGATAGTATTCTTTTAGTTAGTCATTTAGATGATATTAAAGAATGTGCTACACAAGAAATTAAATTAGAACGTGATGCAGATAAAAGTTTATCTTGTCTTAAATTCGGTCGGCAACAAGTTATAAATATTAAACGCGCAAATGTCAATCGCAGACAGTAATCATATTAATATATTAATTACTGATTGTTAATTTGGTAAGTTTGTATGTGAATTATTATTTTGTTCACTATTCAATTTAATTTGGAATGGTAATTCATTGAAATCGATTTCTTCATTATTAATAGTGTAAAGAATAGTATTTTTTTTAATATCATACATTTCCTCTTCACTCATACATGATGTTTTTTTATCAATTTCTGGTGTTTTTTTAAATGATAATGATACAAAATATGTTCCTTTGACATTTTCACAGTAATAGAAAGGAATATCTTGCTTTGAACCATAAGATATATATCTATCACCTTGTATCTCAATATCGAAAAGTTTTACATTATGATGTGAAACTTTTCGTTTTTCTTTATTTCCAATAGTACTGTTATATATCGCTTCGTATTTAATATTAAATGATAATTCTAGAGGGTTAAAAATATGAATACGTCGTGCCACAACTCTTTCTTTAAATATTACGGCATGAAGTGCGATATGAATCTGTAAATTAAAGATGATTATATTAGGAATTTCATGTTCGAGTTTTACCATAAATTGATTTTGTTTGGTAAAGTTTTCTTCATAATTTAAAAATGTCACAAAATCGATTCTGTTATCTTCAGAGGGTTGCATTTCAGAAATAATTGGTACAATTGTATTATTTCTTTGACTATTAAATCCATTAATCTCCGATATAAGATAATCGATTCTGTT